GATCGTGCGAAGGCTCAATGAGTTCTTTCACGATAATGGCTATCCGAATATCACTTGCTCGAGGAACCTAGATCAATATCAGCAATCTAACCAATGCGACATTGAGATCCCAGGTCATGCGGTCGAGTGCAAGGCTTACAAAGACGGGTGGTGGTTTGCGACTGCTTGGTGGGACCAGGTATGCGAAGCGGTTCAATGTGAGACTCCGGTCTTAGTATGGAAGTTCAACAACAAGCCGGTAAGAGTCACGATCCCGCTGCACTATGTGAATGACTCATTTGATGTGGATAACTCGAAAACATGTGTAGTGACGTTTGATGAATGGCTTGATATTCTCAAGACCAAAGACCACTTGTTTGATGAGGTTGCTTAGTGGATCCAACGATCGATATTTTCAGAGATCCGGTTTATGAAGAGATGGGTTTTATATTTGACCCAGAGAGAAACCAATATTACGAAATAATTGATCATCCAGAATACGGAGAAATACGCAGTTATATTTCTCCCCGCGACCAGAGCCCTGTTCCTGAGTTGAGTGATGCTAGGATTCTCGCTGACGCAAGGTTAGAAAGGGAACAGCGAACAAAAGGCAAAGGAGAGATACTGGAAAAAGCTCTTGCGAGGATGAAAGCTAAACAACTGGATAGATTGTCTAAACAGCGACCAGCCACAGATCGCGATTTTGCAAATTTTATGAGATCTCGAGGCATGGCTGAAGGTGGGGAAGTAGATATTTTCACATCTGAAGTCATTCCCTCGACACCGAGACCGCCAGCTCAACCCCCACAAGCTCCGAATCCGATGCAGATGAATTTTAATCAGATTCAGCTAGCCGTGGAGCGACCTGATTTATTTAGAAGCCAGGAGGGAATCGAGGCTCGATACCGTTTGGCTAGGAATCAGATAAAAGAGAAACGAGATCAAGGGGGTTATGGTCAGGGAGAAAATTTTGACCCAGCGGCGATGGAATCTGATTTCAGAAGGTTGAATAAAATGCTAGAGCAGGGCATGCCGCCACGGTTGTATCCTGCTACGGTTCCTTATAGCGCGGGTGAAGCTGAAATCATTGCAGAAATCACACAAACTGGCGGTATACCATCGCCAGAAGCAAGAGAGGCTGGGATCAGATTAGAAAGGGGTCCAGATTCGATGGCTTCTCGTATGGATGAGCAGATGGCGAAAGAGTTGAAGCCGATGGATGCTTTGACAAAAGGTTTAGGATCGTTTTTGGGACGTTTTTCGGGAACGACTGGAGGAGATGATTTACGCTTTAGGCTGGAGAGACAAGGCCGTGGCCCTGAGATCAGTTTGTTTAGGAAAACTAATCGTCCCGATCGCCCTGATATGATGGGCATCCAGTTCACCAGGCGCTTCTAATGTCTGAAGCCGAAGGTATCGCTTCCCTGGAGTCAAAACGTAAGGCGACTCCGCTATCAGCGCGAAAGCTCATAACTGATTTTGCTCGTAAGGTAGTTGATAAGGGAGGCAATCCCGATCTCGCGATAAAAGCTGTGACGGCAGCGGTACTGGTTTCTAGTCCCGAGGAGTCAGAAGCAGTCATTGTTGACAAGGCTCTGAATTTTCTCAGGCAGCAAACTATGTCGGATCCCCTGGAGCTGAAGCCGACAACTCAGTTCAGGCGTGGAGAAAGAAAAACAGCTAAGCGAGTCACAATTAGTGAAGCTGATAAAGGCATCATTGCTCAGTCGGCTGCAAAGAATAAAGATATCGATCCGCAAGCTGCGTTGAACGCTTATCGAGACTGGAAGAGGCGCCATCCCCCTTCAGAATGGGTACAGCCCGAGCTTTCGATGGTCAAGGTCAATAAGAACGGGAGCTACAAGTTTGTATTCAAGTCTCCGATGTATGCTTTCGATAAGGATCCGCTGACCGGCAAGCAGATTAAGGTTGGCTCTCCCAAATACAATAAGCTCCGTAAGAATGTAGCGGATGAGATTATTAGTTACATCGATCGAGCCGCGAATGATCCTACGGATGCAGCGGCAGCGATCGTTATGGATAACGCCGGCTGGTATAAGAATGTGGAAGCCAGGTTGCGAAATGAATATGGAACGTTCTCGGAGATGATGAGTGATCTCCTGGGAGCCACGAGCCCTAATACGCCTGTCGCCACTAACTTCAATTTTTCCAAACAGATTCTCGGTTCATTTGCGCGAGGTGACTTTGATGATCTGATGGCTGGCTTCGCTGACAAGTTACAGCGTCGATACGATTTAGAAGATGAGGCGGCTGAGTATCTCGCTGATCAAAGAGCGGCCGGTAGGACAATGGCCGCTGCCAGAGAGGATGCGGAGTACAGATCTCTCATGGATGAAGCGGATCGGATAAGTAAAGAGATTCAAGACAACAGAAACACGATCAAACAACCAGGAACTCAAACGCCAGAGAATCCGCAAGGTAAAAACTTTGGTATCAACAGTTACGGAGCGATGGTTGCCCTGGCTGACAAGTTTCGGGCTCGTAGAGTAGGTCAAGCACCGAAAGCCAAAAACTTTGCTGGTAATCTAGCTGGCACTAGCACAGATGCGACTATCGATGTCTGGGCAGCTCGTAATTTAAGAAAGCATAGTGGTCGTAAAGCGATCCCGTCGAGTGCCGAGCAAGGGGTAACCGGTAGTATCGTTGACGCGGATAATTTTCGCTCTGGGCAAGAGTTTGGTTTTGCTCAAGAGGTTTTGCGAGATGTCACCGATGATGTGAACGCTCATCTGAAAGAGCTGTTTAAAGATAGCCCTGAAAAATACAATCCCTTGCAACCAAGAGATGTTCAGGCGTTGCAGTGGTTCATCGAAAAAGATAACTGGACTCAAAAAGGCTGGACCTCAAAAACGGGAGAAGGTGGTTCTTTTGAGCAGATGCTCGATCTGGACCCTACAGAAGCACAATTCCTCGGTCTTAGTAGAGATCAGAGTCGACCGTATCAAGAAAGAGATTTTACTCCGACAAAAGCGGAGATGGAGCAAACGGGCAAGAAGATTTTAGCTGATGCCAGCACGGATCCAGATGTCGTAACTTTCAAAGCTCCCGCATCTCGTGGGGTATATGCCGAAGGTAAAAATTACTTTCCTGAGACCGCGATGGACATTGAAATAGTGGTGCCACGCGATACTTATAGTGCAGACATGCTATTGGCAGCAACTCGTCAAGCAGTAGAGGATCAACAACACTCCTGGTTTTTTGCTAGGCGTATAGATCCAGCCCTGGGAGCCGCGAACAAAGAGAAGTTTACGGTCGGCACAGAAGTCTATTTCGACAGTCCTAAATCAGTAGATGACCCTGTGATTGATGATATAGAACAGTTTTTGAAAAAAGAGGGTGTGCCAGCTTACACACTAGCGGTCGATGCTCGGGACTCGAACAAAGCGATCGGGATACGCTTTCTAGATGTTCCACAATTTTATGAAAATGCGGAAGAGTTTGTAAACATGTCTACAAAAGACTACACTTCGCATGTAAATAAAACGCTAGCTAGGCACAAGGACATTGGAGATGAGCTTACAAAAGAATTTGGGTCAGTCAAAGCCGCTGAGCCAGGATACTACGATGTCAATATCAAAACGCTTGAAGAGAGCGAGGCGATACTTGAAGAACTACGAAGAAGACCTGGCGATGCTGAGAGGCTCTACGAAGAAGCCTTTGAATTCAAGCCGGCACAAGAGCGTTTCAAACGCTTTGCAGGGTCGGTACGACCGTATTATATCCGACCAAAAAAAGGTGGTAAGGGTACTGGAAGAGATGGCCAGGAAGGAAAAGCTTCCGTCCGAGCACTAGGTCCGTTGGCCGGTATCGGCGCTCTCGGTGTCGGTATTCAAGAATTAGGCAAGGATGCGTTGATGGCTGTTCTTGAGCCATTCGGACAGGCGTCAGGCGCCTCCCTAGAAAGACGATTTAATCCTGAAGCTACACCAGAATCTATAGCTCAAGCGGCCGAAAGAGGCCGAGCTGTTTTCGAGTATGAGCCCGAAAGCGAAGTTGCCTTGGGCATGAAAAAATCTATACAGGAAGGCATTCAAGGTCTCGGGTCTTATCTGATGGATCCTGAGAATGTAGGACCAGCTCAGTTCCTTACACAGAAAGTGGTTGTGCCGACACTAGAAACTTTGGCCCCCGTACAGGAGGCCGCGCAAGAAGGCATCATCTCTTTGATCGGTGGTGACGATCCCCTGGCTCAAGCAGAAGCTGAAGCTGGCAGACCGATCGTAGAAGCAGGAATCTAAGAAGCATTCACCAGTTCGCGATCCCCGAATTCGGTATTCACATAAACCCTGAAAGACTTACCAGCTCTTTTGAGCTGCTTAACCTTCCGATCGATTAGTGAATCGTATTGGTCCTCTGGACACTTGCGAGTCATAACGAAACCGGATCCGTTCCTGGTTTCTAAAAACTCTTCCAACTCATATATATCACTCATATCCCCGCTCCTTTTTCCATTCTCGGATTATGTAATTTGCCTCTGGCCCTGCGTCCCACTGTCCATCCAGTGCTCTTCGCAAAACCTTCAGCCCCCTCTTATCAACCGTCTTCGACTGTTCCACATGGAACAATCTACCCACGTTGTCTAATGTCTGAAAGTATTTTTGCATCAGTCATCGTCCTTCTCGACCACATAATCTTTTGTGATCGTACCCAGGCTTGCATCGCCTCTCCAATGAGGTTTGATGTAAATCGTTTTGTAAATGTTGCCGTGTGCATCTCGATAGTTTCTCTCGTGACCGGCGACTTCGTGGCGTCTAACTCCGTAAGCCTCAGTTCTCCTCGGCCCTTTCGGGTTGATAATGCGTCCTTTTGTTTTCGGCAGCTTGAGGACCACGCGATGATGCGAATCAAAAGGCGTGATTTCTTTTTTTAGTTTTAGGCTTTGTATCCCTATGTCTTTCGGTTCTTGAACGAACCAATCGAAATTCATAAGACTGAGTATCGCCATGAGCCGAGCATACTTCCTTGGCTCCAGAGTTTGAAAGTTTTCATCCTGGAAGGTCTCGAAGCGGTTCGCGTTAGGATCTATGAATCTATTGAATTGGCTTGACAAACGATCCATCACAGGTTCCAGGGCTTCGGAGAATTCATGATTCGGTGATCCAAGAAACCAAAGATTCTTAAATGTTTTTGGCATAGCCTCTTGAGAACCTGGTGGTATAATCTGGCCCTTTTCACACCAGATATCCGTATCTATCAAACTAGGGTTGATACCCGCAGCTTGGTCTGTGTCTTTTGGTTGATAGTAGTGATCTATTTTGAATATGTCTCCAACAACAGGCCGCTTGTAACCCGCGTAATTTTTGCTTACTTTCCCAGTTGATTTGCTATAGACAGTAAATTCGTTCCTGGTCTCAATCCAAAAAGCTTCTAGCCCGTTTTTGACATTAGATATACCCTCGAGATCCATCTCTACCCACATGTTGTAATGTCTAGGCCTTGCGTTGAGGATCGCTTTTCTTAACTGAGACTGATTGCCTTTCTCTACTTGTGGCTGGAGATAATCCAGTATTTCGTTAGTGATTTCATAAGTGACGCTAGACTGCAAGTTGTTAGTCCACTTTTTGATGTTCTTTTTCACCAACGCTTTCCACCTGGGTGTGTTCTTCATGCTGTTACAACCGTGCAAACGGATGTATGGCTTTTGTATCGCGTGAATGACTTCTTGCTTCAGATCACCTAGTTCCATATCGCTCATAGTTTCTCCTCAAAAAACCCCGCCTTTTGGCCCACACGGACGGGAACGTGTGTTCTTAGGACGCGGAGTAAATGCACCCTTGGCCGATTCAATGCAAAAATTCTTCCAGGCTTTTCTCCCATTCGGAAAGACCTCTCAGTTGACGAGGTCCGAACACATAATAGATTGGCGTAGCCTTGAGTATATAATCTTCTAGTTCCGATCCTTGTATTACACGACCGCGCTTCGATTGAAGGGGAACGGCATCTCCGTGGCGTAACATATTTGCATACGCTAATACCTGTTCTTGAGATTCAAAGAATCCATAGTGCGAAGCGATGGATCCATCTTCTTTATCTATAAAAGTCAACGCCCATCTTGTAACCGGTTCATCGTCATGAATATCATCAAAAAACACTCGAAAGCCTCCTTTTCTCCATAGTTGGCCTTGGGAAACTAACAAAGTAATGTCGTTATGTAAAGTGTTATATAATGTTGATCAACGACACGGGATACAGTAAGATTCGCGCATCATATTAAGGAGTAAAAAAATGATTCCAGAAAGAGTGCATCAAGTGGCAGACAAAATTGCTGACACAGTCAGACAAAAGAAAAACTTTTACAACAAGGTCAATAGGACTTGCGACAAGTACGACTTAGAAAAAGTTTATGAGGGGAGCCAACACGCTTATATTAGTGTGAAGATCCTCAAAGACAATTGGGTGCTTTCACAACAAAGCTGCGACGATGAGGGCAAGAAATTTCCCCTTGATATCGATTGGAAAAAAATTCACGAAGATCTGAACCATCAAGGTTATGTTGGAGGTAACAAGTGAGCATCGAACCCATACAGCGAGTACATAAGATCTACGGCTATCTTAGAGTCTCGACAGACGAGCAAGCTAAGAACGGGATCTCCTTACACACTCAGAAACGAGAGATCACCGATTTTGTTCGCCGCGTCTACGACTGCGAAGTCGATGGCTTCTACACTGATGACGGGGTATCGGGAACCATACCTACATTGATCAACGGTGAGGCAAATCCAGACCGTCCAGCGATGTCACAATTATTAAATGCTCTTGAGGAGTATGATGTGATTGTTTGCACTAGGCTTGATCGGTTCAGCCGTAGCACCACCGACATGCTCAACATACTTCCGTTTTTCGATGAGATAAACGCAACGATTTATTTTTCTGAGCAGTTCGGAGAAAACGCGGTAGTGTCACCTCGCTTCCAAAAGTCTCGCGGCCTGGAGACCAGGTTCGACATGGCCGCTTACCAGAATAAGCAAATGATGACTCAGCTCTCGTCGTTTGCAGAGTTTGAGCGCGGCACCATCGCAGACCGGTTTGCATCAGGCAAATTGCACTGGGCAGCGAAAGGTTACTCGATAGGTGGTTGTGCTCCGTATGGTTTCAAGAAAGAGGTTGAGTATCACGGCAACTCTAAGCGCCGATACAGCTTGGTCCCAGATCCAGAAACGTATCCTATCTTTCAACATGTTATGAAGCTGCACAACGACAAGAAAAACAAGAAGTCGTTGCAGAAGATCGCGGACGAGATCAACTCGGTTTACCCAGGCGCCAAGATGTACAAAGAGAAGGTTAAGCGGATCGTGCATCGCAAGTTTCAGGGCAAACAACTTTTGGAGAATTGTGCTTAGCAATCTGATTATCTTTCAGACATAATCAAGCGTTCTCATAATCGAGCGCGACATGACTGCACTGGAAGATATTCAGGAAGCGATCAAGGAAATGGAGCAGTCCCTGGCAACGGATTTTATGACTGATGCAGTCAAAGATATCATGACCAGGGCTGTTGCATTTCTGAAGGACGCCGAATCTAAGCTAGATGGCTAATATAACCGGCTGGGGCCGTGGCACCTGGGGCCAAGGCGCTTGGAATGAGGCGATCCCAGTTGAGCCCACCGGCCAAGGCGCCACTTCTGCCCTTGGCACTCCTACTGTAGTAGCCAAAGCCAATGTAACTGTCACCGGTCTTGGCATGACCACCGGAGTTGGCTCGGTCACGGTGGTGGCCAAAGCGACCGCCTCTCCCAGTGGCCAACAAGCAACGACAGCTCTCAACGCTTCAGTCTCTATAACTGCTAAAGCGAATGTCTCGCCGACAGGTCAAGGTGTCACTTCAGCGGTTGGCCAAACAACAGTCGTAGCACGAGCGATCGTCAACGCACCGGTCATCACTGGTATGACGAGTGGGGTTGGCTCTGTATCGACGACAGCGAAAGCAAACGTATCACCCACCGGCCAGGGTATGACTTCTGGGTTGGGATCGGTCACCACCAAGGGTGACAACAATATATCGGTCGATGGTTTCCAGCTCACCTCAAGTGTGGGTGTAGCGACCACGGTAGCAAAGAGTATAGTCCAACCAACAGGACTAGGAGCCACGGTTGATGTTGGCTCGATTCTCGTGTATGGCGAGATAGACACAAGCCAGACACCAAACTATAGTAATATTAGTACGACTCAAAGTCCGAGCTTCTCTGATATATCCACGAGTCAATCTCCAGGATTTGAAGAACTAGACGCGGGTCGAGATGCAGCATAGGGATTTATTATGGCCACATTCGTAAACGATCTTAGACTCACCGAGCTTGCCACAGGCGAAGGTTCGGGCACATGGGGCACGACCACCAATACTAACCTCGAGCTCATTGCTGAGTCGTTCTCTTTCGGTACAGAAGCGATTACCACCAATGCCGACACGCATACAACGACGATTGCGGATGGCTCTACTGACCCTGGTCGATCCCTGTTTCTAAAGTATACCGGAACTCTGGACTCCGCTTGCACAATCACGATTGGTCCTAACACAGTTTCTAAGCTTTGGTTTATTGAGAATGCAACCAGTGGATCACAATCGATCATCATCAAGCAAGGTTCGGGCTCGACAATCACAATCCCCAACGGCCAGACTAAGGCGATTTATTCAGATGGGGCCGGTAGTGGTGGCGCGATGGTTGATGCGTTTCAAGACCTGTCGATCCCAGATTTATTTGTAGATGATGATCTCACAGTTGGCGATGACCTGATTCTTTCCTCCGATGGTGCAATCGTAAAGTTTGGTGCTGACGCTGATACTACGCTAACGCATACAGATGGAACGGGTCTTACTCTTAACAGCACCAACAAGCTAACTTTCGGTGATGCTGCGTCTTTCGTACAGCAATCTAGTGACGGTGTTCTTAGAATCGATGGTGAGGCAACGATTGACCTTAACGCATCTACCGCTGTCACTGTCAGTAACGATCTCAAACTAGACAGTGATTCGGCTGTACTGGGTTTCGGCGCAGATAATGATACTACACTAACTCACACCGATGGCTCTGGTCTGACGTTGAACTCTACGAACAAGATTATGTTCAATGATGCGAGTCAGTTCATCCAAGGATCGTCTGCTACGGTTTTATCTCTTGGTGCTACCGATGAGATTGATCTGACTGCAACCGCTATTGATATAAATGGCACCGTGGATATGTCGTCCACTTTAGCTGTAGCTGGGAAAACCACGTTGAGTCTTGGTTCTTCTGATGGAACATCTCTTGAGTTGAAAAACACAAGCAACGTAAATGGAAGTCAACTTACTTTTTTTAACGACTCTAGCTCACCAGCAGACGATGACAGGCTTGGTCAGATCCTCTTTAACGGGGATGATAGTGCCGGTAACGAAACGACTTATGTAAGATTCAGAGCAGAATCTAGCGACGTTACTGACGGTAGCGAAGACGGTAAATTACAACTATCGGTCGTTAGTGGAGGTAGTTTAGTTACACCACTGCAAGTAGGAATTGATGGCGTAGTCGTAAATGAGTTTTCAACGTCTGCACAAGATTTTCGCGTAGAAAGTGACTCAAACACCCATATGCTGTTCGTTGATGCTGGGAATGATCGCGTCATGGTAGGTAAAAGCTCCACAGGTTTAGCAAACCAAGGTGTAGAGTTTGAAGATGGTCAGATCAAAGGCACTGCTACAGGTCAAACTGTAGCATTTTTAAATAGAGCCTCTGATGATGGGACTGTTCTTGATTTAAGAAAAGATAACACTACTTTCGGCACGATCAGTAAAAGTAGCACTCGTTTCACCATTGAGGGGCCAGATAATCCAGTAAGAATTGTTACTGGTACATCAAATATCCAAATCAATCATGACACACACATTAGTTTTGATACTGCTGGGTCAGAGGCAGCGCGATTTGATGGTAGTGGAAATTTTTTCATCTCTACAACAGAAGCTAATCCACACACATTATCTAGCGGTGGAGGCACAAAGTTTTTTGACAGTTCTGGAAGTCTACTCGCTATAGCTAGAGATTCATCGACAGTCATTGCAGCGAATAGGTCAGGATCATCCGCTGGCACAGTCATGGATTTTAGATTAGACGGGACGATCAAAGGCGATATAGGCGTAGAGTCTACTGGAATGACCATAAATGATGGCAGTTCAGATTTAGACTTTCGAGTAGAGTCAAACGGCAACACAAATGCAATCTTTGTAGACGCAGGAAATGATCGTGTAGGTATTCTAAACGATGCCAGCATGGGTAGTAATTTTAACGTCCTTACCCAAATGTCTATAGGGGCTGATAACAATAACAGAGGAATTTTAGATTTTTCTTCTGGTGCTTTTAGTATCGGGACAATTCAAAGCGGAACATCAACATTTAGTACCTTTTCTGTTTCAAGTGGGGCAGTTTTTTGTAATAACAGCACCTCTCTTGGGACATCTTTAATCTTAAACAACACCAGTAATGGTAGCGGTTCTACTCTTAAATTTTTGAATGACTCCTCTTCTCCAGCAGACGATGATGTTCTAGGTTCAATAGATTTTAACGGCAACGATAGTGCTGGCACACAAACTACTTTTGCTCGTATTAGAGCTGGTTCAAACAACGTAACGAACGGCTCTGAAGATGGATTTATGGCGTTTGCGGTATCTAACGATGCAAGTATTTTAGAACACCTGAGAGTTAATACAGCGGGGGTCGTAGTAAACGAATTATCTCAAGCTAATACTGATTTTAGGGTAGAGAGCAACGATAATACTCATATGTTAGTTGTCGACTCCGGGGCTAATTCTATAGGGATCAATGCAAGCAATCCGACACATCCTATAGACATCACGGCTAATTCAAGCGCACACGGAGTTCGGATACGAGGTAGATCGTCAGATGATATTGGGGAACTAAACTTTCAAAGCAATGATGGTGGAACTGCACATTCTCAATTACAAAGTCTTTCTACTGAATTAAAAATTAGGAATATTGCAAATATTCCAATGTCTTTTCATACGAACAACACTGAAAGAGCCCGTATCACAGAAGGTGGTGATTTCTTAGTGGGTTCCACGACAGTAACACAACTTACATCGGCTGCTCTTACGTTTGATGTATCTCAAGGAAGGCTGGTAGTAACTGCTGATGGCGGTACCACCGAGCCTCTAATCTTAAACAGACATGATAGCGATGGTACCTTAATAGAGTTTAGACAGGCTAATACAGTAGAAGGAACCATATCTGTATCTGGGTCTACAGTATCTTACAACGGGTTCTCAGGTAGTCACGACTCCTCTGGGATTCCTAGCGATACAGAATTAGGAACTGTTTGTTCAACCATAGATGAATTGGATACTTACCCCGATACACGAAAAGATTTAAACGGCAACGATGAAGATCATCCTAAAAAGGGACAAACTAGACCAGACCACGCAAAAATAAAAGTGAGTGATTCCGTAGGTGATGCAAGAGTTTATGGTGTTTTGGGCGGTTTTCAAAAAGATGGCAAGCCGGTAGTGGTTTCTGTAGGCATAGGATCAGTCCGAGTTACAGGTAGTTGCAGTGGTGGAGATTTATTAGAATCAAATGGAGATGGCACCGCTAAAGTACAATCGGATGACATAATCCGAAGCAAAACAATTGGCAAGGTTACGATAGGAAATTCAACTTCTAGCGTGAAGTTAGTGTCTTGTGTTTTGTATTGCGGATAATTAAGGAGGATTAAAAATGGCAATAACAACAACTTGGTCAGTTAATAACATGACTCATGTAGACGCAGATGGCGGGGTGAT